CAACCAAAGATTGTTAATCAACTCAGAGCAAAAACAATTCCTAAAGCAGTTAAGAAGTTGCCAAAGGAAGAAGTTTGTACCTGTTGCAAGTTGCACGGTGCAAAGTCCTAATCCCCATAGGAGGAAACAATGAACACAGAAACAATGAAAGCAATCGCAGTTACATACTTGCGTGCAGGAGTGGCATCAGTGCTGGCCTTGTATCTTGCAGGTGTGACAGACCCAAAGGCTCTGCTTATGGCAGGAGTCGCAGCAGTTGCAGGTCCATTGCTAAAGGCAATCGACCCATCAGCTACAGAGTTTGGTCGCGGATCTAAGTAAGAAGTAACTGCGAGGCGAAGAGGCTCACCCCGAAAGGGGTGGGCTTCTTTTTTTGTCCCGTTTTATTCTGCATCAGCAGGACAAGGAACAGTCACTAGGTTCCCACAATTTACACAGGTTCCATCAAGGAACCACCAGACCAGTTCATTGTCCTCAAAGGCGCACATCACATTAAAGACCTGCGACCCACACGTACACACGTGGATAGGTCCTAAACCCCGCAGATCGGCCCCGTAAGGCTCAGGAAGGGTATGTTTAGACCAGAGTTTAGGCAGGGTGAGTAGACGGAACCACATAGACGGACGGCTAGGAGCTTCGCTCCCGATTACAGTAATTCGCCTCACGGCTCATATGGTAGCCATAATGGGTGTCGCTAATGCGACGACACGCCGTTAGGTGTAGCCTAGCCCAATGACCACAATCGTTGGAGTAGAAGGAATTGACTACGCTGTTCTAGTAGCTGATAGTCAGATCACCGAAGATAACCTCATCACTATTGCTACTTCCACGCCAAAGATTGTTGAGGTGGGTAAGTATCTCATTGGAGTCTCAGGGGACACGCGACCAGGAGACATCCTTGCCTACAACTGGAAGCCACCTGCCTATCGAGGTGAGAACCCAGCGCAATTTATGGGACGCAAGATTATCCCAAGTATTATCACAGCATTTACCGACAACAACTACGACTACAACAAGGTGGACAAAGATGACGGCTTCGATTATCTCATTGCTTTTAACGGCAATATCTTTCGCATTGCTTGTGATCTCTCTTTTTTCCAAGCAAATCACGGAGCGTATGGCATTGGTTCTGGTGGTCAGCTTGCTCTCGGCTACCTGTATTCAGTTATCAAACCTGATGTTGACCTAGCCTATGCAAAGAGACACGCCCGTAAAGCTGTTGAGATAGCTTCGGTCCTTGACTCTAATACCAACAAGCCTTTACAGTTGGTAGTACAGGAAAGGATGTAACTATGGAGTTTAATACATACGATTATGTAGAGCCAGAGTTCAAAGGTGTTATTGCAACAGGTGAATACGCTGCACACTACTGGTTTGAGCAAGGTTGGAAAGCCTGTAGACTTGCATTCTTGTTGCACAAACAAGCAGAAGAAGCTGGTGTATGAAACACGTAGTAATGTTTTCAGGTGGCATCGGCTCTTGGGCTGCAGCAAAGATGGTTGCAGCCAAGCACGGCACTGAGGATCTTTACTTAGTTTTTACTGATGTTAAAGGTAATGCTGAGTCTTCACATATAGGAGAAGATGAAGATACTTATAGGTTCCTAGACGATGCAGTAAAGAATATCGGTGGGGCTTACATATACATAAATGAAGGCAAGGATATCTGGGAGGTATTTAAGGATAAAAAATTCCTTGGAAACTCACGATTAGCTCACTGTTCTTTTGAGTTAAAACAAAAGCCAGCAAGAAAATGGCTTAATGAAAACTGCGATCCAAACGAAACGATTGTGTATGTTGGTATTGACTGGACAGAAACACATCGTTTACCAGCCATAGTTAAGAACTACAAACCATATGTAGCTGTCGCTCCGTTGGCTGAACCTTTCTTTCATAAAGAAACCAAGATGTATTACGACAAGCACGAACTTATCGAATGGGCTGAGTCAGAGGGTTTGAAAACCCCACGTCTTTACAGCCTTGGCTTTAGTCACAACAACTGTGGAGGTGGTTGTGTCAGAGCTGGACAAGGACAGTTTAAGAAACTACTAGAAATTATGCCTGAACGTTTTGCTATGTGGGAAGCAAAGGAACAGGAAGTTATTAAACATATTGGCAAGGATGTATCTATACTTACAGATATGAAAGATGGCGTTAAAAGACCATTGCCACTGATAGAATTAAGACGTAGAGTAGAAGACCAACCCCAGTTAGTTGATGAATCAGATATCGGTGGATGTGGTTGCTTCTTTGAGGATGATGAAAGGGAAACGAATGACTGATGCAAAAGAATTACTACTGTCCGTACTGCATCAAAAGGATGCAAGTAAGTCACGATCAAAACAAAAGCAGGTAGGACCATCAGAGATTGGTGGTTGCCGTCGTAAAGTCTGGTACCGACTTAATGACCAGCCAGAAACCAATGAGAACCTGAGCAAACTTGCAGCTATTATGGGAACAGCAATTCACGCTGAGATTGAGAAGTCCATTGCTTCTGTAGATCCAACTGGGCAAAAGTATATGGTTGAAACAGAGGTTGAATACGGTGATATCAAAGCTCACGTAGACTTATTTGTTCCTGAAACTGGTGATGTTATTGATTGGAAAACTGTGAAGGTGAAGAACCTTGCATATTTCCCATCGACACAACAACGCTGGCAAGTACAGGTCTATGGATATCTGCTCTCTAAGAACGGGTATAAGGTCAATCGTGTTTCATTATGTGCTATTGCACGTGATGGTGATGAGCGGGATGTTAAAGTTCACACAGAAGATTACGACGAGTCAATGGCACTTGAAGCATTAAACTGGCTAGAGGCTGTTAAGGCTACTGAAACTGCGCCAGAGCCAGAAAAAGATGAATTCTTCTGTCAGAGTTATTGTCAATTCTATGACGCAAGTGGGCAGTTAGGATGCGTTGGTCTAAAAAAAGAACGTATCGCAACTGAAGAGGTTTTGATCCAGGACAAGGATGCCTCAACTAATGCGATGAAATACTTACAGTTAGACGAGAAGATCAAAGAGTTGACAAAAGAAAAAGACTCACTAAAGTCAGCCCTTGAAGGTATCGCTGGAGTTACAGATACAGGTATCCAGGTTCGATGGAACAAGGTAGCTGGAGTAACATCAGTAGACAAAGATGAAGTACTTGCTAAACTTGGCTTTGTACCAACTAAGCAGGGTGCAGAAACATTACGGTTAACAATCAAACAATCTGGAGGAAAGTAAATGGCTGCAAACGAAAACACAAAGTTCCAAGTGAACTTCAAGACAAGCAATGGAACGCTTATCAATCTTTACGCAACTGATGTAAAGGATCTAGAGACAGGTCTTACTGACCTATCAATGGTTGCAACTCTTATCAAAACCACCGATGCTGAACTCAATGGTGGTAAAGCACCAGCACCTACTGCTGAATCAGTAGCACAGCAGTTTAATGCAACACCTGTTGCTGCCCCTGCTGTTGTCGAAGGTCAGGCACCTAGTTGTAAGCACGGTGTGATGAGCTTCCGTACAGGTACTTCTGCTCGTGGCCCTTGGAAGGGCTGGATGTGTGCTGCGCCAAAGGGTGCAACAGATAAGTGCTCAACTATCTGGGCTTAGCAAATGCGGGAACCGCACGAGTTTGAGGTTCCTTTATGTGCTCAAGTAGGTGGCGATCTATTCTTTCCTGACCAGGAAAACGAAGGCAAGTTAGTTCGCATCAATATCGCAGCAGCAAAATCAATCTGTCGTAGCTGTCAACACATCACTGAGTGTGCAGAGTGGGGTATCCGCAAGGAACAACACGGCATCTGGGGAGGACTGACAGGTAACGAACGACGCAAGATTCGCAAACAACGAAACATAATCTTAGAACAGGATAAGAGTGCTTAAACTTTCCCGCGCTTGGAGTGGAGTGACTACCAAAGCCACGCCATTACCTGACGTGTGGAAAAGTTTAGTCAAGCAATCTATTAAGTTTCGTCGTGGTCAAGTATGTATGGTAGCTGCAGCACCTAACGCTGGTAAGTCAATGTTCGCATTGATCTATGCCATCAAAGCACAGGTGCCAACGCTGTTCTTCTCCGCCGATACAGACACAGCGACAGTAATGATTCGCGCTGCTGCACACCTATCGGGCCACAGTCAGTTATCTGTGGAACAGAACATAGAAAAGAGAGCTGATTATTATTCAGCACACTTGGCTAACACATCACATATTCAATGGGTCTTTGACTCCAGTCCGTCTCTTGATGATATTGAGATGGAGATAAAGGCATACTTTGAATTGTATGGGGTAGCACCTCAGTTGATTATCATAGATAACCTAATGAATGTATCTGCTGAGACAGACAATGAGTGGGCAGGGCTACGTGCAATTATGATGGAGTTGCACGATATGGCACGTAAGACAGAGGCTTGCGTCTTAGTACTCCATCACGTATCAGAACAATCAGAGTATGGTTCTCCTATGATGCCACCACCTAGACGAGCTATCCACGGAAAGGTAAGTCAATTACCAGCGTTGATACTCACACTAGGTTATGATCCAACACAGGGTCTATTGCGTATCGCATCAGTTAAGAACCGATTTGGTCCACACTTTGCTGATGCTTCTCAATGGGCATCACTGTTTGTAAACTTTGGTGCTTGTCAAATAGGAGATGATGATGCACAAGGTAGAGCATACCTTCGTGCCAATGGAGAGAGCAGCATCTATGGCTAACAAGAATGGTCGCAAAGGTTCTCAGTTTGAGACAGATGTAATGAAATGGTTACGCGGTGTCGGAGCTATGGCAGAACGTTTGACTAAGGCTGGGGCAAAAGATGAAGGTGATATGGTTGTTATCATATCTGGAGAAACCTACATCCTAGAACTCAAGAACAGGCAGACCCTTTCCCTGCCTGAATTCTGGAGAGAAGCACAAGTTGAGGCGCTTAACTACGCAAAGGCTCGGGGTCTTGGGGAAGTTCCTCTTTCCTATGTTGTAGTTAAGCGTCGCAACGCATCAATAGATCAAGCCTGGGTCATTCAAGACCTAGCCCAATGGATAAAGGAGAAAAAATAATGCCAGTACCAGAAGGTGAAATCACCACAACAGATATTCTAGTACCAGAAGAAGTAGTTGAAGAATACAATGAAGATGTTGCTGCATACGAGGCAACTATGGCAGATGCTTTAGAGAAGGCCAAGAATGATTTGCCAGAACTGTCATAAAGGCGGAGAAGAGAACACTCTCGCCCATTACAAGCGAGCTACTCATTGGCACGACAAGTGTGATGATAAGGGGTGTGTATGCCAGCACAAGACTGGTCCAGGGTACGTAAAGCGGGGCGGCACAAAGGTTCCGTTGATGCAAACTCAATCCCCGTAGGAGTAATCGTAACTCACTATGGCGGTGAGGTAAGAGAAGGTAAGTCAGCATCCGTTCGCTGTTGCATCCATAACGACAGTAGACGTAGTGCTGTAATAAATACCTATGACAATTTGTACTACTGCCACACCTGCGGTAAGGGTGGAAGCGCAGTAGATATCGTTATGGAAATAGAGAACTTGGAGTTCAAGGATGCCCTCAATCGTGCAATCGAAATCGTTGCTGGAAGCGGCCAATCATTACAGTCAGGCAATAAACGAAGAGGCTCTAAACTATCTCGAAGGACGTGGAATATCTGATGTAATCGCACATCAGTATTCGTTGGGTGTAGTAACAGATCCAATCAACGGCCACGAAATGCACACGGGCTGGCTTTCTATACCCTACATCACAGCTAATGGTCTATGCGTAGGCTTTAAGTTCAGACGATTAGATGAAGGCAAACCCAAGTATGGATCTCCATTGGGACAGAAGGCACACCTATACAACGTAGGTGACATCACCATTGACAGCTCTTACATTGCAGTATGTGAAGGTGAATTAGATACAGTCATCTTGTCTGGTCTAGTGGGCATACCAGCAGTAGGTGTACCTGGAGTTCAGGCTTGGAAGCCACACTTTGTCAAACTCTTTGCTGGCTATGACAACATCTTTGTTATCGGTGACAATGACATCAAGGAAGATGGTACTAACCCAGGTGCTGAGTTTTCTAAGCGTGTCGCACAAGAGGTTACAAATAGTACAATAGTAACATTACCCCCATCAATGGACATCAATGACTTCTATCTAGCACACGGTGCAGATGCTACGAAGGCTTTGCTACTAGGTGAGA